GAAGTTACCTTCAGAAACAACTTGGTTGTCTGGGTAGAAAGTGATATCACCGTTGTGTGACTCAAGGTTGAGTTGGTTAATCGCAGCAACTGTGAGGCTTCCATCAGATGGATGAGCAAGAACAACACCACGATTGGTGTCATCAGCAAGGTGGAACTCAATCTTTGTAGCATGAGCCTCTGTTCCAACAGCATCAATGATGCCTGAAGGAGAAAGTCTAATGTCATACTCAGAGAAGATTTCAAGAGCACCAGTGCCTGTGTTGCTCCAAATGTAACCATCAGAAGGGTTTGTATAACCAGTGAAGTTTAATTTGTCGCCAATAGTCTTGTTAGTAAGGGTCTGAGTTGCATCAGTAATAACAACGTTTGCGCCCAGATCCAGTTCTCCAGCAGTTACTGAAAGGTTAGAACCTACTGAAGTGATGTACGCAGATGGAACATCGCCAATCTTGATGTAACCAAGACCACCTACAGCAGAATCAAGACCTGATTGAGTCTGGTATGTACTTGATGCGTCAGATTGTGTAAGGTAAGTGTTTCCTGCATCAGTCTGTGTGAGATATGTGCTGGAAGCGTTTGAGATAGTTAAATAGGTAGACGCTGCATCTGAAGAAGTTAGATAACTTGAAAGAGCAGTTGAAATGTCCGACTGTGAAGCAAAGCCATCTGTGGTCAACTTGCTTTCAAGAGCAGAGATGTTGACATCAATAATGTCTCCACTTGCTGAGATGTAAGTTGAAGTTGCTGTTAAGTCTGACGCAATTGAAGTAAATGAAGGAATATCGGAAGTCTTAGCAAAACCATCAGTTACAAGTTGTGACTCAAGGCTGGTGTAGTTAATGCTGAATGTTCCGCTTGAAGAACTGTAATCAACACCACTAGTAGCAGCAAGTGACTCACGAGCACGTTGTGTGGTGAAGTAAAGGTTAGTTAATCCTTCTGAAAGATCGTCTGTACTTCCAAGAGCAGCAGCAGAAATTGCAGAAGAAAGATCAGATTGGCTTACACCGTCTTGGACCCATGCAGTTCCATTGTCAAAGAAAAGTACGGAGAGAGTGGTGTCAAAGTAAAGACGACCAGCGTGTCCTGCTGCTGGACGTGATCCTGTTGCACCTGAAATGACGTTGCCGCCAACAGTCTCCCATGAAGTACCGTTGTAGGTACGAAGTTCATTGGCTGAGGTGTTGTAGTAGGTGTGTCCCTTACCGTATGCAGTAGGGTTACTTGTAAGGTTTTGTACCTTAAAGTTTTGTAGTTCAAGACCTGTAAGGTCAATAGGGGTTAAATACTTACGTGCCACTGGGTTATCTCCTTAAGATAAGTAGGCTTTACCTGAAAAGGCTGCTGAAAAGGTAGCGATGAGAGTATTCCGAGTGGTATAGGCGATTTCACCTTCGACGATTGTACCGCCTGAGTCCTGAATTGTGACGTTAGGATAGAAATTAAGATTGTGATTGATAGTCCATGTGCTTGATGCACTTCCCTGATTGTGTACGTATGAGAGTGTCTGGGTGTTACCGCCTCCAGACGAAGCGCCAAAACCTGGGATGTAGATAATTTCTTCTACTACATCTCCTGGTGCTGGTTGTACGATTTGGATCACATTGCCAGAGTTACCTGACGCTGGTTGTCCTGGGCGAACGTACTGTGTCATTGAGTTACCTCTGAGGTCACAAAGACCTTTCCTGTTACATAGGTGTGAGTTATGCCGTCTGCATTTGTAAGTTGTACGTCGTAATAGCAGATTCCAGGAAGTAAACGAGTTTGATCGGTTGTCAAGGTGAGTCTAAGAGTTCTTAGACCATCGCCATCACTTGCTCCAAGATCTGGAAGAGTTGTGGCGAATGTTGTGAGGAGAACCTGGCTGTCTGGGTTCATGCGTACTTCAGCCAATGGAGTGTAAGCATCAAGTTCAAATCCAAATTGGATATCAAACGAATAACTATCTCCAGCATAAATGTAAAGATCTTGAATGATTGCCGTTGTAGGCTTTTCTGTAGCGCCGTATGTAGGAATAGGCAGGTACACACGGGCAGGCATAGAGATGTCGTCTACCTCTTGTGGTGTGTAAATAGGAATGTAGCGGTTTGTGGTCTTAGATATGCGGCGTAGGCTGAATACGTCGATCTTGTAGAGACCAATACCCAACTGAGAACAAAGTTCCTTGTATTGATTCTTACGTACATCGATCATCTGCATTAACTGACGGTAACGCTCTGATCGAGGGATCATCACGCCATCTGGAGCGGTGATGTCAATATCAAATGAAGCATCTGTAGCAAGGGTATACATTGCCAATGTAGATGCATAAATAACTACTGGATATTCTTCTAGTACAGGCAAGTTTTGAATAGAAACGCTACGCCCGTACGCATCTGTGTGATTAGCGGTGTGCTGTAAAAAAGCAGTACTAACAAATGCCTGGATTTCTACAGTCGTGAAGTAGCGAAAGTAGTTTCCTGCTGCAATGAGGATATCGCCAACTTGTGGAGTGGTATCTAAAACAATATATCCTGTGGCTTCTTCAACCTCAACAGTATTGGAGATATCGGTTCCATTTTTAGTGACAATAAGGTTAGCGCCATCTAAGGGCGAGTTAGGAATGAGGAATCGGTTTGTGGTGCCATCAGCGACAAACTGATAAACAAAAGACTTTCCGATGTCGCCAATCTCAGACCGAAGTCGGTCTCCAAGATTTGCAATTGTAGCCACAAAACCTCCGAAATACGTTTGTGCAATTATGACGGAATAATTGCTAATAAAAAGGTCCAACCCCCAACTGGGAGGAGGGCGGGAACCAGTTGAGGGTCGGACTATTTGCGACGGGCTAAAACTTAGTTAGGCCGCCAAACATATCCGAGTTGTTCTAGATAATCGGCAAGACCTGATGGGACACGATACTTAACTCCTGCTTTAAAAGAGTAGTGGTTGCCCACTCCGTATGTCATCTCTTCAATGTCAGTGATTGTGCGAATAATGACTGTGTCATTTGCAGTTGTTACACCGACTTCTTCAATCTCGTCAAGAACTAGAGGGGCATCTGGCTTCTTAGGATCGAATACGTCCTTTTCCAGACTCTCTGCCTCAATGTGTGCAGCGATAGAAATTTCATCTTGTCGCTTGCGTAGTGCTTCCTGGTTCTTCTTTGCTGCTTTTTCTGCCGCTAGACCTGTTGCGTCCAACGGTGATGTTTGTGAATTTGCCACGGTGTTTATTCTCCTAAGATAGTTGTTTATTAAAATGGCTGTGGGCCCAAGAAGGGGTAGGGCCCACAGACACTATTTTTGCAATTAAGCGGTGTAAACCTTAACGATCGCTTGATCGGTAATGACACCAAGACCCCAGATTGCGTACCAAGCAAGAGCGTGCTCACGACCGAAGTCAAGAACGCCACCATCACGAAGTTCAACAGGGAGTGAGATTGCGTGACCAAATGCGTTGTCACCAATCATGATTGATTCGTAAACATCCGCACCTGGTGTACCAGATGTTGCTGTTGCTGAACCATTTTCTGGGTTTCCACCTTGACCAGGACCAGTGTTAGCCTTTACAGGAACATCTGTCTGGTATGAAGGAGCACCAACGTTTGCAGACTGTGAGTAAGCAACGCCAGAAGCCAACTTCTTAACCTGTGTGGTTTCGATGAATACTACGTCGTATAGACGACCGATTTCACCGAGCATGAAGTTACCTGGAGCAGCGTACTTTGTAACTTCGATGAACTCTGGGTTCGAACGAAGGTCACGAGACTGCTTAGGGTGTACGAATTGTACGTAGGTCTCGCCCAAGCGAGGGATGTTCTTACCAGCAAGGGTAAGAGCAGCATCCTTGATTGCACCTGTTGTCAACTTATGTGCTGCTGTTAAAGTAGCAAGTGAAGTTGCTGGTGTGCCTTCGTCGTAGTTTGTGAATGCGCCACCTGTGATGCCTGAACGGTCGTAACCGAAGACAGCAGATGTAGCAGCAGACAATGTATTACGAGCCTGGATATCTAGGTACTGTGCCATGTGGCGACCTAGGAGGCGTGAAGCAGATGCCATAACGTCATCGAATGATGCGTTAAGAAGAAGTTCAGAAACTGCTACTGCGTAGCCGTGTTCTGCAACTGTAATTGCGATCTGTTCTGCTGTAAGAGCGTTTGTTGTCATACGAACACCTTCTGTAAGAGGTGTAGCGTCAACAGCAAAGTTCTTGTAACGAAGGAAGTTCACACGAAGACCAGGAGCAACTCCTAGTTCAGTCTTCTTAACTGCGAATTGTTCGAAACGAAGAATTGGCATTGCCTGGAACAAGATTTCCTTGGACCAGATTGTTTGAATTGCTTGGTTCAGGCTGCTATTAGCACCTGAGTAAGCGGTTGGGGCGCTCGCTAATTGCGAGGATCCTGTGATTGCACTTGCCATGTAGGTCAAGTCCTTTCTTAGTAGTTAGTTGGGGGATTAACCGAACAGTCCCTGACCACGATTGGATGCATTAGGTAAAACTTTATTTCTGATTTTCGCATATTCTGAAAGAGACATATCTTTAATGCCTTCAGATGAGTACGGATTTTGTGCCGAGTCATTATCGAGGGGTCCTGATGCAGGTGCAGTGATACTGACACCTACCATTTGCTGCTTTGCTGCTTGCATTGCTGCTTGTGCAGATTGCAAAATGCTTACAGACTTTTCTTTGAGCATAGCAATGCTTTGCTCAATATCTTCTTTTGAATTACCGTTGATGAGGTCGATCAATTCAGGAACAATGCTGTCCCGTTCTTGTTCAAGACGTGCATAACGATAACTTTCAACTTCTTGAAATTGACGTTCTTTTTCAAGGAGGGCAAAAGCCTTTTCTCTCTCAAGACGTTCTGACTCAAGTTGAGCCTGAAATTCTTGCTCCTTCTTAGAAAGGAGTTCCTTGAAAGAAAGTTCGCTCTCTTCTTTTTCTTTTGCTTTAGCATTACGTTCTGCTTCTTTGGCAGCACGCTTTGCTTCCCGCTCTGCTTCTTTAGCGGCTAGTTCTTCTTTAGCCTTTTTAAGAGAAGCAAGTTCTTCTTTCATTTTTTCCATCTGTGGGTACAACTTAGCCTTCTCTTGCTCACGTGCTTTCGCAATATCGTCAGCGCTGTAAGAAGCCATTGTTGCCTCGCTCACTTCTGGTGCTTCAACAACTGGTGTTGTATCCACTACTTCTGTTTGGTCTGCCATTATGGTCACCTATATTTCTTGTGTCATTGTCCGAATGCCTTGCGGCTTGTCCCTGGGGGTTGTTACGAGATAATTGCATTACATTTGAACGCAAAAGTCTCGTTATACTCTGATTTATTTAATCAGAATCCTATTCCTTGTCTATCGTCCTTCTTTGTGGAAGTTTGGTTCCATAAGCGTCCGTGACAAGTTTGTTGCGAATTTCTGCTTCGCCTTGCTTTTCAATACCTTCGCTCTGTTGACTTGCAGGATTTTCAGGATTGTTTGGATCTTCAGGACCCATCATTCCGTCACCCATAATGTCGCCATCTCCTAATTGGGTAGGTTGCATTGGTACAGCAGAATTACCGTCAGGACCAGGCATCATGCCAGTCATGTCCATAATCTGTTTTTGGATCTGAATTTTGATAAGTTGAAGAGCGCCATCTGCTTCAGCATCGGCTTTGAGTTCTTCACGAATTTCTTCAAGTTTCTCTTCTGGGAATTCCTCACCAAGGGCACGAAGAGCGCCTTCCTTAGACTCAAGACCCATAGAGATCTTGGTTGAGATTTCGTTAAGAACAATTAACTTATCTAGAGGAAGTGGTGATGGGAATTGTGCGTAATTCATGTAAGTGATCGGATCATTAGGATCTAAACGGTCAAGTTGACCTTCCTTGATTGGACCATCTGTATCTGGGTTATAGATAAACGTTTCAGGCTCTTTGATTGCAAGAGTACGAAGAGCAAGAGAATTGATCATCTCAAGACCCTTACCGTACTGTGCAATCTTTTGTGAGTAGCGGTTCATCAATGGTTGATACTGGATAGAAAGGGCTACACCAGATGTGTTAGAGATTGCTTGAACTTGTCCCAGTGCGGTTTCTGGGATGTTCATGACTTCATGCATTGAGCGCTTTAGAAGTTCTAGGTACTTAAGGGCTCCGTCGATTCCCTGAGAACCACCTTCTAGGTTAAAGACTTGGGCATCTTTTGGAAGACCGCCCCAAACCTTCTTTGCACCCTTTTCAAGATTAGAGGCTTTAGCACCAACAATAACTGTCACAGGGGAAGCGTGATAGTTAATGATGTCTGCTACGTCGGTTGATATCTCGTTGTAGGCTCGGTTTATGGTGATGATATCGTGTGCGTCTGCGAGACCCCACGGCGATCCTGAAACAGGAACATTAGGTATGTGTACCACTGGAATCATTCCAAGTGGATTTGGACGAGAGTCAATCAACTCATCGTTGATGTACTCCTCGATCATGTCGTCAGTAAGAATTTCAGTGTAGGTAAATACTTGGCGAGTACCTTCCAGAGATGTTCCCCAGAAACGCTACTTCTGCTTAAAACGTAACAAGCGTGTGCGGTCGTGCGGGTGGAACTCAGGAAAACAGAATGATGAGTTCATTGGAAGGATACGAACACGACCTGGATGTGTAAGTCCTGCTGTATCTACACACGCTTCTTCATATGCTACTTTGACAAATACATCGCCAGTAATTCCGCCTTGTTGTCCCATTTCAAGAAGGACACGCATCTTGTCATTATCAATTTCCCATATGCGTTCTAGACGATCAGGAACAATTGCTTCTGTTGCTTTAGGAGAACGAAAATGAACTCCACGACCAAAACAAAAACGTGATAAGTAATCATTGAATGCACGATAATAGTTAACTGCAATCTGCATTTCGCCAGATTCACGGCGGTAACCCCAGTGGTGACCAAGGTACATCGCCCAGTTAAGTGAGTAACGATTGAGTCGAGGACCGTGAACCTCAAACTCTTCATCTGCCAACTCGACAAGGCCGAGTGGAGAAATAGAGATAGTTAAGTCGCTTGACGCAGCCCTATAGGAGGGAGGTGAAAAGTCAAGAAATGACATTAACGCTTACCTTTTTCATCTTTGCCGCCCTTTTTCTTTTTTGCCAATTCTTCTTGCTTCTTATGTGCAAGTTTCTTTTTAAGAATTCCCATTTGACGATCTTTTTCAGTCGTTTCAATAAACTGACCGCCGTGTTGGAGATATTGCTTATGTACCCAAGCACTTGCTCCTGGATTTGGATATGAATGATACTTAGCCCGTGCCTGTGCAACAAACATTGCATACAGTTTTGGATTGCTAGGTTTCTTCATTTTTCCTCCAGATATAACCCGATAGCCCCCACACTAGTGTGAGGGCATACGGTTGTCTGTATTAAGTAACTTAGTCGTTTACGACTGTTGCAGATTGACGCTGTGAGCGTCCACCTGAGCGAACAGCAGTTTCGATCTTTGCTGCTGAGTAGTCGTTCATTGTGCCATGAGCAAACTCACCAAGGAATGTTGGTGCTTCAACCCATGCTGCTGAACCTACGTGAGCACGCTCTGCCATTGTTTCTGCGGCAGGCTTTTCAAATACATTTGCGTTACGGTTTGGACGACCAGGAGCAGTTGCAGATCCCTGCATCATGCCTTTCTGGAAATCGTTAGGTACATCTGTATCTGTTGCAATACCTTCTTCAAAGCGAAGTGGACCACGACGAGTCATGTTGTCAGCGCCTTTGCGCTCATAAACTTGTGGTGCACGCTCTGGGAAGCGAGGTGCTGGTGAAATTGTCATTCTTACTCCTTAAGGATGTATTGATGGAAGGCCATTCCAGGTAATAGTTTCCACCCTTTTGGGTCAGTTGTGTTGTCTAACTAGAAAAAAGGATTACTAGAGGCAACAACCTCTGGCATAACCAAATCCTGGGTCAAAGCACACGCAATTGATAAGGAGTCTACAAAGTCATCGTGAGCATACGATTCGTCAGGAGCCGCAACCATAAAGTTAGGTCCTTTGTACTGCACTTCGGCATCAACCATCTGTTGATAAAACCGCTTCCACGTGCGTAGGCGACGGGTCTTAGCATGGGCGGGCCATGAGATCATCTTTCGTTGCAGCAAGGCTTGTAAGTGTTTAAATCGTTTTGATTGTTCGGTAGGGCTAGAAGTAACAGACATAACCTCGGCTCGTGGCAAGAGAAGTTTTAAGCGTTGAGCAACTGCGTCTCCTACACCGTTGCCATCTACTCCCACAGCAAGGATGTCGTAGTTAGATAGAAAGTTTACAATCTGGAAGTACTGCTCTTCCCAGTCATCGCCAAGTATTTCTAGCCAATTTAAGACACGGTGGTCGTAATAGCCGAACTCGTCAGGACGATCCCAGTCAACCCACACCACAGTAACGACTGTTGAGTCAGTTTTGCGAGCAGGGTCAATTCCCACAACAACGGGAGTCTTGTGCCATGATTTAACAAGTTCTTGAGATGTATCGCCCAGTTCATCCATTACTGAAGCAGTTACAAACATGCCTCGTTCTAGCAACCACTTACAGTTGTATGACATCTGGAACTCATCAGAGTCCTCACCAATACGAAGCATCTCTTTCTTGATGTGTGTAGCGTAGTTAGGATTGATCTTGGCTACTTCTTTCCAATCCCATTGAAAATGGTTCTGGCGATTTTTTGCCTGAGTTTGTCTACGACGGTTTAACTGGATGGCTTTGTAAAAGTTGTTTTTACTTGTAGTTGGAGTACCTGTTTTAACCATAGTTCCTGCGTAATAAGCAAGCATAGGGCTAATAGATTTTGAAACAACAAAGTCGTCTGCCTCCTGACACTCATCAATAACGATCAAATGGAATGACTTAGATTCAATCTTTGCACGAGGGTTGGCAGTCATCATAGTCATAGTAGAACCAGACTTCTTTAACTTAATCTGTCGAGTTACGCCTCCCACACGCACGGCTGAGTCATCAATTTCGACATCGCCAAGAATCTCTAAAGCACGCTCTGAGGTAAGGCGAGTTACAGCACGACCAAAGAGAGTTTCTGCCTGGCCTTCTGTAGGAGCAAAAAGTCCTACCCATAAACCATCTTTAAACTTTCCAAGTAAGTCTGGGTATAACTTTGCAAGACGTGGAAGAAGGATCATAAGTGTGGCTACTGTGTCAGCAACCGTTTCTGACTTTCCTGACTGACGTGATGCTAATGCTGTAATTTCTTCGCCATCATTGATGATGACGGATTCCATAATACGACGAGCCAAAGGCTTTTGATAAGGGTGAAGATCATGTCCCACTAATTCCTTGAGGAACATCATAATCTTATCGATTAGACTATCAACAAACTTTTGAGACAGTTCATCCAGAGGCTCGTCGATAGGTTCTTCTGGAGCAAGGTCTTCTTGAAGATAAAACTCAGGATTTATCTCTTCAAACTTATCTTTAATATCTTCGTTCATAGTTTTGAGTTAGATCGTCTCTTTAGTTCTCGTGCTATGGCATAGAACGCTTCTGCCCCTATGTTTACTTCCTCTAGATCAACGTCACTCTGAGATCTCTGCCATGAGGTTATGTGTTTTCCAATAGTGAACATATAGTGCTCCATCCATTGAACCAGGTCTGGAGTCGAAGTCTTCGCTACTCTCTTCTCGATCTTGGTCTGGGGCTGGTATCCAGCCTGCTTCTTCCGTAAAATCATCGTAAGTTACCTCCCGCTTTTCGAGCGCAATGCTCAACGCCTCTTCTTCGTTTTTGTACCCAGTCCATTTGCCAAAGACTAGTGCCTTGTACTTAGGTAAGCGTACTATAAGTGGATTAGAAGTTCTAAAGGGCTCGCTAATCTCTTGCGTCCACCCACGAGTGATTACCTTGTTTCCCCAGTCATACGGGAAATTGGTAACTTGTACAAAGTGCTTTGGTCCGATGTTGTGTATCTTAGGCATGTCACGGTTTCTTTGGTTTAGGGGTTTTCTTTCCTGCTTTGTCTGGGCGACCTTTGTAGTGTATCTGAGATGCACGAGCAATTTTGTAAAAGGCACGACGAGCCTGTGCTGAAATAGACCCTACATCTGCAGGTCCACGAGGTTTAGAGTCTAAATAACTTAAAATATAACGACCCTTAGAAACACGGGCTTTAAATGCTTGCCATTCAGTTGGTTGAACTTGATAGTAGTTGTAGAAGGTTCCATCACGGAATACAACTGTAATTTTTTGTTCTTTACTATCGTAACCAGCAGCCACTGTACGGGGGCGCTCTGGGTTAATGGTAGATGTTGGAACTACTGAGATTGGGGCTGGAGATTCATCTTCTCCGTCTTGAGCGCCGTCCATATTGTAATCTTGCGCTAAGTTTGCGTAATTCGATCCTGTTTCAGGACTGTAATACTCTAATGTGTTTTTATCTTGAATTAACTTTGTTAGAGGGATGATGTCGTCAAACTCACCCGCACCAGCGGAGACAGGAAGTCCTCGATATCCTGGACTAATAATTTTGGAAATACCAGAATTAAGTCGTGGACCGAATTGACTTCCTACCGCCATGTTTAGCACTTCGGCAGCAGAGGGCGCAACTACTCGTTGACCTTTTGCAGCGCCTCCCTGCGGCCGAATGAATGCCATTACTTTATTAGGACGCTGCTGCCCAAGGAGTAAGCGTAATCGCTGTACCTGCTGCAATGCTGTTTGCGCCTGCTGCAACTGATTGAGTCTTGATTGTTCCTGGAACACCAATTACTGAACCAGTTCCTGATGTAAGGACTGTGTTAGCAGTTGAAACAAAGTAAACCTTGTTTGTGCTGGCGTTATCTGTAACTGTCCAAGTTCCATCTACAGTTCCTGTTGACGCAACTGTAATCTTTGTACCAACTGGGTACGCTGCTGTTGCACCAACTGCTGTAATTGCTACAACGTATGAACCTGCTGAACGCTCAACAAGTGTGATGCTCTTAGCAGCGTTAGTTGCTGCTGCTGCAGTTGTAGGTACCATTTCAGCATCTGTAACGGTGTCTACAGCATCTGCTGTAAGTTGACCAAGTACGTTAGGAACGATGATGTAATCAACGCCGTCAATTGCTGCGCCATCTGTATTAGGTGTGTAAAGAGGATAGCCGTTCCAGCCATCTTCTGCGATGTTGTGTGAGTCAAGTGTGTAGTCTAAGTTAGACCCACCGTTGTCACGACGAACGTCGTTTGGTTGTAGTGGGAAGTTACCCCACACGAAATCTACTGCAATGTTTCCTGCGGAATCAAGCAGATGACCATTTTGATTAGTAGCCATTTATTTCCTCACAATCATGATTGGTTAGTTCAGTCTCCAGAAGTATTTCTTCACAAGCCCGACATTTGAAGAAACGTACATTGTCTAATCCTACGTGTAATGAATCCGAATGTTGATCGTCCATTTCCATCCGAGGTTGGGCTAGAACTTCAGGCGGAAACGGTCCTCTAGGACTGTGCACTACAGAGGGTACAGCATGACCCTGGATTGCGAACTTGCGAATGAGAGGCATTATTTTGCCTGTTTCTTGACAGCCTTCTTTGCAGAAGTTGATAGAGATTTGTCTAAAGACTCTCCCGATTCCTTTACCGACAAGATACTAAGAGCAGAAGTTAACTCTTCAGCATGAGCGTCTGTTAGAGGAATTAAACTTGCCATTTTTCGTCCCTCTAAAAACTTAGGTAGATGTGATCCGCAGTAGAGCACAGAAGTTCCTTGAGTGATCTTATACTCATATAGTGCTTTTTTGGTACAGTTAGCGCAGTTCATTAGTATTCCATTCCTCCACCCATAGGCCCTGGTCGTGAAGGGTCTGGGAAGATATTTGCCAGTTTTGCTTTTTTTTGTTTTGATAACTCTGGGTGATCTGAAAGTCTTTGTGCTTTAGTCCAAAACTCAGGAGGATACATGCCAAAGTTACGGAGAATCTGACCATGAGTTTTAATAGCAGGCTGTTGTGCCATTCGTATTGCAAAGTTTAAAATTTTCTTATCAACGGTTGTCATAGGAGCATTTCGTGAGTTTACCCCAGCATTAAAATGAGAATAAGATTCATCATTTGAATTGATGGATCCTGCCATTACATTGGCCTTGCTCTAGGAGGTACCTTTGGCCTTGGAGGTGTTGGAGATGTTACTTTTTTGTTTTTCTTTGTTCCAGAGATCGTTGTATCACCACTTTTTACAGTAAAAGGTGTGCCAGGTTCAATATGGCCAATAAGAGATTTGGCAAATGCTGCTTTTCTACTGTGGGCATTTCCTGCCGAAGTTTCTTGACGTAAAGCCTCGTTGTTGGCGGCTTCTTGTCCTAAATCATGGGCTTGTTGTGTTTGTAAGGTTACTGCTTGATGGTTAGCAGCAATCATCGCCATAGACTGTTGAAGGCGTGCTTCCTCATGACGCCGCAACTGCATTGTCTTATCAACCTTACCAGCAAAGTTGTATAAGGATAAGAAAGGGTTGAGTTCTCCAGGCATAGACCTATCTTCTCCTAGTTTAAGGGTTCAGTCTTACTATTCGTTAAGCAATTTTCAATAGAGATCAAGCGTTCGCCCATCTCTACAAAGGCTTCCATGAGAATTCCTTGGTTTTTGTAGAGTTTATCTACCTTATCTTTGGTGGTGCTTCCACCATTATTGCTAAGTTCTCCGTCTAACTTGTTCAGGCGCTCCATAACTCCTGGAACTCGATCACGGCCAGGCTCTGCTTCTTCTCCCTCCCAGTCACGCATGAAGCGTTCCATCCATGATGCCCAACGCTTGACCTTTTTGCGAAGTGGGTTGAGCAAAACTCCCAAACTAATGAGAGCACCAGCGACAATGCCGATAGTTGTAAATAACGTAGTCACTGGTGCTACTCCTTAATCCGTTACTTTGATCCGAGACCGAAAGCGGTATCGTTTTTGTTGAGTGCACGAAGTGCTGGACCAGCCACTGCGCCGATTGCTGCCATGCCAAGTGACTTAGGGTCTGTGTGACCAGCCATGTACATAGCGATTGCTGCTGACGCTGCGGTGCGTGCGTATGACGCAGCCATAGCCTTTAACTTTGCGTTCATGTTTCTCCTTAGAATCGCCCCTGGATAATTGTTGATTATTCTTTAGGGTTACGCAGTCTAAGCGTAAGGATCCACACGACGAAAGAAACCAAGGTTACCTTACCGATAACTGTTTTGGCGCTTCCCGTAAGGACTAACCAGGCTGAGAACAGGCCCACAAAGGTCCAGATCTCACTGAAGAAGTCTTTTGAGATATCTTTGAAGAACTGTTTCATTAGTTACCAAACTTTCTACGAACTGCGGCGATGACGGTTGTCAACACCAGGATTTTCTTTGCTTTCTTTCTTGTAATAGGGGACATGTCGTTTCCGATGTTCGCCATTGCGACGAATGCATGGTTTAGTGCTTGTACTCCAGGAACTACGGCTAATGCTCCTGTTACAGGTGTTTCAATAACAGGTACCGCAATATCTGGGGCGTTGAAGGTTGTTCCTCCTGGTTGACCAATGAAGGTATCCGTTGTTGTAATCGCATCTGGTGGGATTGGTAGACCAGATCCTGGTGGAGGTGGAGGAGGTGTTAACTTTCCATCTTCACCGATGACTTGTGGTTGTGTCTTTGTTCCAAAAAATTCAATGCCACCATTTTCAACTCCAGCCTTATCCTCTTGAATATGTGGTACCAAGAGTTCTGCTGGTGCTTCTTTTGGTATATCATCAGGCAACGAATTAGGGTTATTAGGAATAAGCCCATCTACGACAGGAGTTTCAGGTGCAGGATCAGGTTTTGGTTCAGGAATTGGTGCAGGCTCTGGAGCAGGCGCTGGAGAAGGCTCGGGTGCAGGGTCAGGCTCTGGAGCAGGTGCAGGATCGGGTGCGGGTTCAGGCTGAGGATCTGGTGCAGGCGCTGGGTCTGGCGCAGGCTCGGGTGCGGGATCAGGAGCAGGTTCTGGCGCTGGCTGTGGTTCAGGCAAAGGCTCTGGCTCAGGTGCAGGCGCAGGAGGAACACTTGGTTCCACTGGTGCAACTGGAGGAACGGGTTGAGGTTCTGGAGCAGGGGTGGGATCAGATGGAACTACCGTTTGAGAATCTACTGTAGAGGTATCTGATGGACTTGGTGACGTTTCTGGTGTTTGCACCGTTGTTGTTTCTTGCGTTGATGGTGGTGTGGGTTCTGGAGTTGGAGACACGGAAGGTGAAACAGTGGGAGTCTCAACGACGGTCGGAGTATCCACCGTGGCAGTTGGAGTCTCGACGAGCGCAGGAGGTATCACTACAACGGGTGGCGGTGTTGGATCAGAAAGATAAAGAGTCTGGTCATTAGAAAAGTCTGAATATGCTTTAGCAGTGTCGTTATCTGACCTGACTTTAAACGTGTACTTAGAATTCCAGCCTCCTGTGTTTGCAAACAATTCAGGAGGAAGAACTATTGAAGTTACAGTTGAACTTACTGCCCAACCATTAGAAGTACCATTACTAAAGAAAATAGCATACCGTTCTGGGATAAGGTCTGATGTAGGTGCATCCCAAATCAATAACACACTTCCATCAGGATTTACTCTACTGGCTAAATTTGTCGGTGGATTGATTACTATTGTAGGAATGGCTGCTAAAGCATCTTGAGCCGCTTGTAGGTCAGCCTTCTTTTGATTGAGGACGTCAAGCAATGCTGGGTCTTTTGTGTAGGTCGTAACTGCTGTTGTACCAAACCAAGAAGCAGGAACTACTTGCCAGTTACCTGAAGGCTGCATAACGTAGAGGGTTGAG